ATTCCAGCGCGAGAATATGTTCTCGCCGTACATGTCGGAAGACATGAACGCCATCATCCGCCGCAAGTTCGACCTGCAGCCGGGCGGGGCGGTAGTGAACATTCCCTTCGTCAAGCGTCTGAAGGGCGCTGGCGTGGGTCAGGGCACGCTGGTCGGTTTCGAGGAGAAAATCGACAACTACGGCATGCGGATCAAGATCGATACCGTCCGCAATGCCGTCGTCACCACCAACACCGACACGCAGATGGATAGCGCCGACATCTTCGGCGAGGCCAAGCCGCTGCTCAGTGATTGGGGCAATGCGCGGCAGCGGGACGACATCATCAAGGCATTGATGGCGTTTCCGTCTGAGACGCTGCCGGCGGCCGACGTCACGGTCAACGGCATCCTGTATGCTGCGGCCGAGGCAGGGCAGGCGGCCACGGCCAATGCCTGGCTGACGGCGAATGCGGATCGCGTCCAGTACGGCGCGCTTCGTGCCAACGGCGTCAGCAACGTGCATGCTACGGCGCTGGCGACGCTTGACGTGACGGCCGACAAGTTCACGGCGGCGAACCTGTCGCTGCTGAAGCGTGTCGCGCTCAACGCCGATCCTCATATCCGTCCCTACAAGACCAAAAACGGGTACGAGTATTATGTGGCGTTCTGCGGCACAAATACCTTCCGCGATCTCAAACTGGATCTGCAGACGGTCAACAAGGACGCGCGTCCGCGCGAGGACAACGGGGTCAGCCAGAACCCGCTATTCCAGGACGGCGACCAGATCTATGACGGCGTGATCGTGCGCCAGGTGCCGGAGATTTCCAACTTCGTCACTTCGTCCTGGACCGGCCTGACCACGGCCGGCACCACCAGCAACCGCGTCGAGCCTGTGTTTCTGTGCGGGCAGCAGGCGGCGGCGATCGTGTGGGGCCGCATGGCAAAGCCGACCTTCCGCAAGGAGGACGATTACCAGCACATCACGGGCGCCGGCGTCGAGATGGCGTACGGCGTCGCGAAGATGTTCTCGAAGCACCCGATGACTGGCTCTGCGCTTGTGCAGAGCGGTGTAGTCACGGGCTTCTATGCTTCATCCGCGGATTAGTACGACACAGGCGGCGGCAGCGATGCCGTCGCCTCTTTTCTTTTGAGGTGCCTGAATGGCTGACGACATGAGCCTTGCGAGGCTTCGCATCCCGGCAGCGAATTACAATACGCAATTGCCGCAGATGGATGAATTTCAGTTCCGCAATTGGCTGGCGCAAAACCGTGTGCCCTTCAATCCCGACGCTACCGCGCCGCAGGATTACGACATGCGCGGCTATTATCAGGGGTTGATGCAACAGAACCCGCAGGCGCGACCGACAGAAGTCAATCCGAACGACATGCGACCGCATTTCACCGACAATTGGAAGACGCCATTGCATCAGACGTTTTCGGCGGAAAGCCAGTGGGCAGGCAAGGGCGCACCGAACTGGAACGAGCAAGACCAGCTTGTGTCGCCAGGCGGACGGATTGTCGCCGATGAGCGGCGCCAGCCGTCATTGGCTGATTTGGTTGGAATGGTGAGGCGCTGATGTCGATCTATCACACGTCGGAAGAACTGATTAACCGCACCGCGGCGCTGCTCGGTAAGTATGTGCCGGGCGAGGCGCTGGGGGCGGTCGAGCACGACACCATCGACCGCTGCATCAACAGTGTGCTGGCTGAAATCGGCAAGATTGTCCTGATCGACCGCGAGCAGATCCCCGACATCTATTTCGAAACCGCAGGCAGGCTGTGCGCGATTTATGCGGCTGCGGACTTCTCCAACCAGCCGCTAGACCTTCAAGCCGTCAAGCAGCATGAAAGCCGCCTGCATTATCTGGTGTCGCAACCACCGACATACGAAACCCTGCGGTCGGATTATTTCTGATGGTCGACGTTCCCATGCCCATGCTGACCTCGCCTGGCCGGGCACCGCAGGCGGCTGGCGGGCGGCTGGTCAATGTCTATCCGGAGAAGCTGCCGGCGACCGCGGGCAAGCCGCACGCTTACTGGCGTGCCGGGGTTGCGTTCGTGGGCGACGACGCCGGGCGCCAACTACCGCGGCGCGCTGTTGGTTAATAATTTCATTTACGCCGTAATCGACAACACGGTTTACACGTTCTCTGCGGCGGGCGGTGCGGGCACGGCGCTGACGGGCGCGGTGTCGGGCACTGCTCCAGTGACAATGGCGCGCAACAACAAACCAACGCCCGATATTGTGATCGTGGCGCCGGGTGATGGCGTATTCTGGATTGATCCTGGCGCTCCAACCGCGGTTGCGGCTTACCCCGACGTCGACGTCGGGCAACCGAATGCGGTGGTGTTTCACCGCGGGTTTTTCATATTCACCTATGGCGACGGCAAGACCCGTGCTTCAGATGTCAACTCGACCGCCATCAACACGCTCAACGTCGCCACCGCCGAAAGCAAGCCTGACACGCTCTACCGGCCTATTCCGCTCGGTAACGGGCAATTGTTGCTGTGCGGCTCCAACTCGATGGAAGTGTGGGGCGGCATTAATGACACCGGATACCCTTTCTCCTACGTCTCCACGATCGCGCGTGGCATTGTCGGCATTGACGCCATTGCCGGTCACCAGGACGGCTTCGGCAAGGGCATTTTCTTTGTCGGTGATGATTTTAAGGTGTCGACGCTGGATGGCTATACGCCGGTCCCGGTCTCGGTGCCTGATCTGGACCTCCTGATTGAGAAAGAGCCGGATAAGACGATCATCACGGTGTCGGTCTATGTCAGCCAGGGGCATGGCGTCGTGGTGGTGCAGGGACCGCAATGGTGCTGGGAGTACGACACCACGCTGCAGTCGTGGCATGAGCGCAAGAGCCACCTGGTTAATTACTGGCGCGGCAAGTTTCCCCTTGCGGCGTTCGGGATGTGGGTCAGCGGCGACAAGGAAAGCGGCGACCTTGCTGTAGTCGATGGTCTTACCATGACCGAGTTCGGCAATCCGTTGTTGATCCAGGTCGAGACCGGGCCGATGGGGGCATTCCCCAACAAGATCAGGGTTAACTCGATCGAGCTGTATCTGACCAAGGGGGTGGGTAAAGCCACAGGCGCCGATCCCTTGGAGACCGACCCGGATATTTCAATCGAGATATCGCGCGACGGCGGACAGAACTGGTCAAAGCCGCGCGTGGTCAAGATCGGCCGGCAATCGCTGACGGACGGGCGTGTTCGATCAGCAATCTGGGGGCAGGCGCAGAACCAGGGCGTGCGGTGGCGGTTACGGGAGAGCGCGCCGCTGCAGTTCGGGTTTATGGGCATCGATATGCAAGTGGATAAATTGCTGTGACGAAAGTTGTCCTGCCGGCGCAGAACGTCAAGGTCGACACGCTGCAGGGCGTCGATCCGATCTGGTACGAGAAGCTGACGCAGTTAACCGCATTCGTGAATTTGTTTTCCGAAATCAACATCGCGACGATGACGACCGGGCAGGTCCTGATCTGGGACGCCACACTGAAGAAGTTCACCGCAGGAGCGAACTAATGGCCGGATTCTTCGATACCCTCTTCGGGGGCGGAGCAGAGCGGGAAGCCGCCGAGCGCAACCGCGCGCTGACGTCGCAATACGGCACTGACGCGCAGGGCTACCTCAAGACCGGGTACGATACCTCCACCGGCAATCTCAACCAGGCGATCGGCGCCTACCAGCCGCTGTCGACGCTGGCGGCGGGCTACAACAAGGGCGGCGATCTCTGGCAGGACGCGCTCGGCATCAATGGCGCGGAGGGCAATACGAGGGCCACGGGCGCGTTCCAGGCCGGGCCTGGCTACCAGTTCGCGATGGATCAGGGTCTCGACGCCGTGAATCGCCGCAGGGCTGCTGGCGGCATGTATGACAGCGGCAATGCCGACATCGACACGCTGAAATTCGCGCAGGGTCTCGGTAATCAGGAGTACCAGAACTGGCTAAAGAACCTGCAGGCGTCCGGCCAGACCGGCGTGGGGCTGACGGGGCAAGCGGCCCAGGGGCAGGCGGGCGGCTACACCAACCTTGCCAACCTCTCCCAGAAGTATGCCGGCGACCAGACCGGCGTGATTGGCAACCAGCTATCGAGCAACGTCAACTCAAGCAATCTGCAGGCGCAGGGCGAGGCGTCCGGCGCCAAGAACCTGCTCGGTGCGGGGCTTAGCCTGGCTTCGCTGGGAACGGGTGCTAGCGGCGGGCTGGGCAGTTCGCTGTTTGCCGGGCCGACGTCTGTCGGCGGGGCGCCGCTAAGTGGCGGCGGGCTGTTTGGTAATTTGTTCAGGTAACGCGACATGGTCGATTCCCTCAATTTCGAGCCGATCGGCGTCAACTCGGCGGTTGACTTCGCGCCGCTGGCGCAGCTCGGTCAGCAATTGCAGCAGAAGCGACAGCAGGAGCAGATGCAGGCGATGAGCCTGGCGGGATTGGCCCCAGGAGCGCCTGCGGCGGCCGGTGGTGCGCCTGGCGGGGCGGGGGCTATTCCATACACCGTGCCCGGTCGGAGCGGCTACGGGGGCGGCGCGGCGGCTGGGGGCACGCTTGGCGGGACGGGGTCCAATGTGCAGTCCTGGTACGATTTCGCGCGTAAGCCGCTCGAGGCGGGTGGGCTTGGCCTGACGCATGAGCAGGCGGCCGGCAAGGTCGCCAACCTGCAGGCCGAGAGTGGGCAGAACATCAAGCCGTGGGGCGTGACGGGCGACAACGGGACGGCGTTCGGGGCGGCGCAGTGGCGCGGCGACCGCTTCTCGGGACTGCAGAAATACGCCGCCGAGCGCGGGCTGGACTACCGCAGCACGGAGGCGCAGCAGGGTTTTATGCGGCAGGAATACCTCGGACCGGAAAACCGGGCCTACAAAGCGCTGACGGCGGCGCAAACGCCGGACCAGGCCGCTACCGCGATCAACAGGTTTTACGAGCGTTCCGCCGACAGGACCGGCGGCCGCGAGGCCAACGCATTGCGGTTGTCTCGCTTGTTAGGGGGAAGATAGATGGTCAATCCCATCAGTTTCGGGCCGTCCGGTATCAATAGCCAGGCTGACTTCGCGCCGCTGGCAAACCTCGGCACCATCTACCAGAAAGCGCAGCAGGACCAAGCCAACAAGGCGGCGATCGCGGCGTTCCAGCAGACCGGGGATACCAGGGCGCTGCTCGGGTCGGGCGACATGAGCCTGATCAAGCTTGGCACGGAACTGGAGCAGCACAAGCAGGCGCAGGCGTTCCGCGAACGGCAGCAGACTGAAACGGAAAGGTATCACTCGGGTAGTCTAGCCAATCAGAAAGCAACCGCGGATCGGCTGGCAAATCCGGTTCCAGAAGGCTTCCGGCGCACTGAAGCGGGAGCGTTTTGACGCAAATAGGCTGGACCGGCCGATCCAGCCTATTTGCGTCAAGTCCCCAAAAAGACAGAGAGCCAGAATGCGCCGTCAGGTTACAGCTGGAGGGATCCAAACGATCACTCCAGGGGGGTGGATCCTATTCCAGGGGGGCCGGGCGAGAAAGTCGACGCGGAAGTTGCGGGCCGGCTCGGCCTTGCCAAGAGTTTCCTGAAGCAACTCCCTGCCATCAAGAAGGATGTCGAGGCGGGAGCAGTGACCGGGTTGTGGGATGCTACCAAGGCGTTCGCGGGAGTTGGTCGGGCGGGAGAAGTCGCCAGGCAGATTGCTTCCGGCGCAGACGCTTTAACCCGCCTTCTGACCGGTGCAGGCATGAACAACACGGAGGCGACCGAATACGCCAACCGTTACCGGCTTGGACCGACTGATACGGCCGACAAGGTCAAATCGAAGCTCGAGCAGCTTGAAGTCGAGTTGAACACGATTGGCTCAGAGGTCGGCAAGGGCCGCGGCGGCTGGTCGCCGCCAACAACATCAGCAGCGCCTCCCACAAGCACCGCGTCGTCGACGGCGGCTGCGCCGGTAGTTACGCCTCGTCAGACCGGCGGGGCGCGTCCCAAGCCCACTACCAAGGAAGGTTACGATGCAATGCCTTCGGGGACCACTTTCATCGCGCCTGACGGCAGCGAGCGAGTAAAACCCTGATGGCTAACTGGTGGGACGCCGCACCGCTCGCCGAGCCAGCCCAGCCGGCGGCACAGCCGGCTGCGGGTGCCAATTGGTGGGATGCGGCTCCGCTTGCGAATGAGGCTGCGCGACCTGCACCCCAGATAATCCCCGGTCAGGGTGGCGCCCCCACCCGCGTTGTGATGGATGTGAGCGGTGCTGCCGTGCCGGTCGCTTCCTCCCCGCCAGAAGCCGGCGCTACGCAGCGTGGCATGGGCGAGACCTTCGCGCGCAGCGCGGCGCAGAGCGCAGCGTTCAATTTTGGCGACGAGCTTGCCGGCGTACGCAATGCTGCCCCACAGATACACGTTCCTGGCACCGACATTGATCTGAATATCCCTGATTTCGTTGGGCCAATTCCGGCGCGCACATTGGCAGGTGCTGCCCGCGCTGGCTTCAATGCCTTGACTGGGGCGGATCCGGGTGCGGCAACCGATTACGAAAGAGGCCGCGACGAGTTCCGCACCGCCATAAAGGAAGGCGAAGAACAGAACCCTGCGACGGCTATAGCGGGCGGGGTTACGGGCGCGCTGGCTAGTGCAGTATTGCCGGGCGGTGTGGTGACATTGCCGGGCAAGGCGTTCGGGCTTGCCCAGACAGGCGTCAAGCTGACGGCGAAGGAGATAGCCCGCCGCGAACTGGCAAAACGGGTAGCTGAGGGTACCGCTACGGGAGTCGCGACCGGCGGTGCCTCCGGCGTCGGGGAGGGCGAGAATGCCGCTGATCGCGCAAGCAAGGGGTTGATTGGCGGCACTGTGGGCGGCGTTCTTGGCGTTGCCGGGAACGCCCTCATTGAGGGGATCGGTGCCGCGGGCAGAGGGATTTCCAAGGCGGCACAGCCCATTATCCAGAACTGGCGTGGTGCGACCAACGTAGATGCCGAGGCGGCGCGCCGCATTTTGCAGCGCCAGCAGAGTGACGCCGCTACCGCCGCCCCTGGACTGACACGGGCTGAGTTTGACGCTGCCAAGGCGTCAGGTTCGCCAGTCATCAATGCCGACATGGGCGGCGAGGCTACGCAGGCGCTGGCCCGCTCGGCCGCCAACACGTCTCCGGAGGGCCGGGCGGCGCTTCAGACTGTCACCGGCGAACGCTATGCGACGCAAAGCCCGCGCATGGCTGGGTGGCTCAAGGAAAAATTCGACTTTCCAGAACCCGGCCCGACGCTCGAACGATTACAGGAAGCGGCGAGGCGCGAGAACAGGCCGGCATACATCAAGGCATACGCTCACGGCGCCAACCTCCAGTTTGATGACGGACTGGCGCAGATTAGCCAGGCGCCGGTTGTGCAGGACGCCATTCGCAAAGCAATGGTCACGGCCAAGAACGAGGCCGCAAAACTCGATTTACCGGCACCAAAAATTCCATTCGAATTCGACGTGAATGGCAGAGTGCAACTGAAGTCCAATCCGGACGGCAGTTCGATGACCCCGAACCTTCAGTTCTGGGACATCGTGAAGAGAAACCTGGACAAGACCGGGACGCCCGAAGCTCGTGACTGGGCGCGCGTCTTGCGCGAGCATCTGGACGATGTGATCGGCACCGGAAGCTACAAGGAAGCTCGTTCCGGGGCCGCGAAGTTCTTCGGGGCGGAAGAGGCGCTAGAAGCGGGTGCAAAATTTGCCACGATGACTGGCCGGGACGCGCTCGCTGTTGGCGATATGTACAAGGCTCTTTCCAAGATGGGGCCGGCCGAACGCAAGCTGTTCGAAACTGGATTTGTGTCCAACCTGATTGCCAAGATCGAGGATCTGAAAGACGGCCAGGATGTCGTCAAGCAAATCTTCAATTCAGAATTTGCTCGCGGCCAGATCAAGCGTGTTCTTGGCGGAACTCGCGCTAATGAACTAGAGGCAAAACTTCTGGCAGAGCGCGCCATGAACGGCATCAAGAATGCGGTTCAGGGAAATTCGACTACAACGCGGCAGTGGATCGAGGCAGGGGCGGCTGGAGGGGTAGGTACTTTTGGCGGCTATGGTATCTATGACATGGACCCGCAAAAGATTGGGACTGCGGCCTTGACCGGAGCAATCCTCGCGGGCGGCAGGAAAATAGACCAGCGCGTGGCGCGGCGTGTTGCGGAAATGCTGGCATCGGACGACCCGAAAATACTGGAGGCGGGCATTAAGATGGTCGCCAATTCATCCGTGCTTCGTGATGTTCTTCTCAAGCTGAACCTTCCCGCTGCCCGCGTCGGTGGGCAACAGGCCGGTAACTTCCCAGCCATTCAGGCGGGCGGCGCAGTACGCGCCGACGAACAGCAGCAACAGGTTCCAGGGCCAGTACGCTAGCAGCGCAACCACAACGCAATAGACGAGCAAGCCCGCCCTTCCGGCGGGTTTTTCTTTGAGCAGGTAATCCATATGGCCGGCACAATCCCGTTGAGCATGACCCAGCAATTCGATGAGTATGCAAATCCGCTTGCTGGCGGTCAATTGTACATCATCCAGGCGGGAACGGTCTCGACGCCGCAGGACGCTTTTCAGGACATTGATTTGACCATCCGGCAACCGTACCCGATGACGCTCGACGCTGCGGGTCGCGTACCGCAGTTTTTCCTCGCTGACGGGACCGTTAAAGTTCGTCTGCAGGACGCTCGTGGCGTAGTGCAGCTCGCGGCCGATAGCGTCATGGTAATCGGGCCATCAAGCGGTGGCGGGGGTGGTGGAGGTGTCGTAGATCCGACGCAACTGATCTCCACCGGGATGATGATGTTTCGGCACTCCGCCAGTGCGGTCGCGGGGTTTGTGCGGCTTAACGGACTGACAATCGGCTCCTCGACGTCAGGCGCGACCGAGCGTGCCAATGCCGACTGCCAGACGCTGTTTTTGCTGCTGTGGCCGGACATCAACCTGGCTATCAGTGGCGGGGTGCGCGGGGCAAGCGCGTCGAGCGACTGGACGTCTAACCGGCAACTGGCGCTGCCCGACTGGCGGGGCACTGCTCTTGCCGGTGTCGACGGCATGGGGAACGTCGCCTCCGGGCGGCTATCTTCGGCAGTGTTTGGCTCGGTGCCGACCGTGGTCGGCAACAGCGGCGGCGCCGAGAGTGTCGCGCTGGCGCTAGACCAGATCCCGTCCCATGATCATTTTGTTTACCTCCACGACCCGTCACACCGGCACACCTACGCGCTGCCTCAATTCGGCGGCGGCTCCGGCCCTGGTTTGTCGGTGGGCACCGGCGCCGCGCCAAACTCCAACACGTCTTTTGAAAGCACCGGCGTAACTGTTGGCTCTGTGTCAGGTATTGCCAATGACAACAGGACGGCATTGGCCGGCGGCGGCCAACTCCACACCAACACGCAGCCAACCAGGCTGGTCACCTTCTTCATAAAGCTATAGCGCCATGTATATGGTTACTTTCCCGGCTCAATCCAACCGCGCGTCATGGGCGTTCGTCGGCATGGTCACTGACCTTGACGACAACCCGATCGACCTGTCGCTGTGCAAGATGGTGTTTTCAATCCGCGACAGGAACGGCACGCGGCTGGAGGCGTCCACCGACAACGGTAAGCTGACGATCATCGATCTCGGCACTTTCCGATGGTTCTTCACGCTGGAGGAAATGCACGGCTTTTGCCCAGGCCAGTGCGATACCGGCCTGACGTTGTGGAATGACGACCGCACGCAGACAGTACAGTTGAGTATCGGTCCGGTGTCGATCGTGGATGGTGTCGTTCAATGACGGACTTTCCCGACCTGAAGATCAAGGCGCTGGTGTCGTTTCCGGCGACGATCCGCGACGGCACCGGAATTGACGTCGTCAAGGAAAACGGCACTTACCAGTTCGATCTGGACTTTTCCGATTTCGCCCCGCCGGTTGGCGGGGTCACCGACCCCGGCCACCAGAGCGCACTGCTCTGGCACGACATTACGGGCCAATACACGCTTGTTCCGCTGTCGGTGCTGGTGGCTGGCGGGGGAGTGCCGGAGGCACCCAACGACGGCACACAGTACGGCCGCCAGAGCCTGACCTGGACGCCGATAGCCGGAAGCGTGGCGGCCGCCCTGACTAGAACTAACGATACCAACGTCACGCTGACGCTGGGGGGAACGCCCGCAACGGCTCTGCTGCAGAACGTAAGCATCGCCGCGGGCTGGACCGGTACGCTCGCGCCAGGACGTGGCGGCACTGGGATCGCAAGCTATGCCATTGGCGATCTCGTATATGCGTCCGGGGCAACAACCCTCGCCAGGCTCGCCGACGTCGCAACCGGAAACGCGCTGATATCTGGCGGCGTCGGCGTGGTCCCGTCATGGGGCAAGATTGGGCTTACGACGCACGTCACTGGCAATCTGCCGGTCGGCAATCTCAACAGCGGGACAGGTGCGTCCGGCACGACGTTCTGGCGCGGGGATGGCACCTGGGCGACCCCTGCCGGAGGGGGCGCCGTAACACCGGCCGCGCTGACCAAGGGCGACGACACCAACGTCACGTTGACACTCGGCGGCACCCCGGCCACCGCATTGTTGCAGGCCAGCAGTATCACGGCAGGTTGGGCCGGAACGCTCTCTACCACACGCGGCGGTCTCGGCGCTAACAACAGCGCCGCTACAGGCGTTCCGCTGTTTGCGACTGGTGCCGTGACGATGACAGGCACCACCGGAACCGGCAACTTCGTTCGCGCCGATAGCCCGGCCCTGACGACGACGCCAACCGCGCCAACGGCGTCCGTTGGCACCAATACAACGCAGATCGCCACTACCGCGTTTGTGATGGCGAACCGTGGCGTGGCCAGTGTCAACGCCGTCCTGCACACCACCAGCGGCACTTACACGGCACCGGCCAATTTACTGTTTGTCGAGGTCGAGGTGCGGGGCTCGGGCGGCGGCGGCGGCGGGATAAACCAGCCGGTTGCCAACAATGGCGCGGGCGCGGGTGGAGGTGGTTCCGGCTCGATCTCGCGCAGCGTACTCAGTGCGGCCACGATCGGCGTCAGCAAGGCGGTAACAATCGGCGCGGCGGGCAGCGGCGGTGCGGTCGGGTTTAATGCCGGGACTGCCGGGGGTGACTGCTCACTTGCCGCACTGGTCATCGGCAAGGGCGGCGGCGGCGGCGGGGCATCCGAGGCTGGTGTCGCGGACGGCGTGGCAGGGGCTGGCGGTGTTCTCGGCACCGGGCAATTCAGGGATGCCGGGTTCAGCGGCGGTTCCGGCAATACCATGTTCGGTTCGGCCATCTTTGCAATTTTAGGCGGGGCGGGAGGCGGGGCGGGAGGCGGTGGTCAACAAGCGGCGGGACACGGCAACAGCGCCACCGGATTCGGGGCGGGTGGTGGTGGTGGCGCGCGCACGGCGAGCGGCTCGACCGGCTCCCAGGCGGGCGGCAACGGCTCGGCTGGGTATGTCCTGATTATTGAATATCTGAGGGCGTGATGGGCATTTACATCGTAGTCGAGAATTCAACCGGCAATATCGTTAATCGCATTGTGCTGGATGACCCTGGTGCGTGGGAAGTGCCTGCCGGGCATTCGATTTACGAGGAAACCGGCACGCCGATGCAGGTTGGCGGAACGTATGTCGGCGGCGTCTACACGGCGCCCCCGCCACCGCCATTGCCACCGCCGCCACCACTCCCGCCACCGGACGCGCATGCCCGCCTTGACGCTGGGATCATGGCGGCGATGACGGCGGCCGAGGACGTGCGGGACAGCATTCACGCCATTCCGCAGCAGTTCAATGCGGTAAATTTCCAGCAATTCCTGCTGCAGGCCAAGATCCTGAGCGATGCGTTTGTCGCGATGCTTTCCGCTCAAGCTCAAACAGGAGTTGACCCTTAATGTTGCTTCCCAAGGTCAAACTCAAAACCATGACGACGTTCCCGTCCGGGGTCTATGACGGCGCCGGAATCGACGTGCGCAAGGAAAACGGGAACTATTATTTCGACCTGGATTTTGCCGATTACCCGGTCATTTCAACGCCAGACCCGTACACGAGCGTATTGACCTATAACGTCGCCAGCCAGTCCTATTTTCTTGCGCCGTACAACAGCGGTAGCGGCGGCAGCAGCACCGCCAATATGTTGTCGGTTAACACGATCGCCGAACTGAAAGCCCTTGATACAACGGTGCAGACAACAGCCCTGCTGAAGCAGGCGGGGCGCGCCGGCGAGTTCGTCTGGCGCCCCGGCGACTACACCGCCCAGATCACGGCAGACCCGCAGAACGGCGTTTATGCCAAGGCAAATGCCCTTCCCATGACGGCGGGGGCGTGGGTGCGTGTTTACGAGGGGCCGGTTGATCTGGCGTGGTTCGGGGCAGCCTACGGCGGCACCGTCGACACGCGGTCACAACTTGCAGCGGCCGATACGCTGGCGACGCAGCTTGGCTGCGCTGTGCAGGTATCCGGCATCTGCAAGGTTAGTTCGGCCGTCACGATCGCCAACACGCTGTCGTTCACGACGGGCGGGCGGCTGGTGCCTGACAGCGCGATCCTTGTAAAACTGGCAACGGCGCCCGAGGCCGGTCTTTATCAGATATTTGACCGGTCCGCCGGCGGCGCCATTGAATTTACAAACAGTCGCATCCCGGCCGTTTATGTCGAGTGGTGGGGCGCGCGGGGCGGCGACGGCGGGCGGACTGACAACAACATCCCGATCCAGCACGCGATTGACGCGCTACAGTCGGTAATATCCGGTGACTTTGGGCCCGCTCCCGACGCCAACAACATGGGCGGCGAGTGCCGGTTTGGCTGCACGGCGGAATACCTCGTCTCGAGCTACATCCACACCCGAAGCGGTGTCACGCTCAAGGGCAATGGCAGTTTTACAACCATCAAGGCCAACCCGGCGACGTGGACTTCCGGCACCGAAATGTGGATAAGCCAGAATGGCGTGATTTCACAATTCTGGTGCAAGGCCGATGGGGTCTCGTTCGACGCCAGCAGCATTCCGGCAATCCAGCGGGTTATTTACGCTCCGGCGTGGCAGGAAAGCTGCGGGTTGCGTGATGTTCGCATCCAGCAATTCATGAAGTTCGGGCTGCAGATCGACAACGCATATGGCGGCGCGGTCGGCTGCAAATTGAGTGGCGTACAGTTCTTTCCCGACAATGGTGGTGCCTCTGGAATGGAATGTATCCACATCGACGTGCCCGGCGTGGTGTCGCGATATCATTTGCTCCTTGAGGAAGTGTCGTTTGCTTCTGCCCAGAATGGCACCGGAGCCATTCCAACGGTCGAGATTAACGGAGTTTCCGCAATCGGAAATGTCGATATCGACTGCCGCGGCGTGTTCGGGGAGGGCATGACGCAAATCATTGCGCTGGCCTTCAACGCGTCCCTGTTCGGGAATGTGCGGGCTGGGGGCAATCCAACCGTTCGCGAAGTGATTGCAATGGGCGGCACCTGGACGGGGGTGATTGACGCCATCGTTAATAAGGGAAGTGCGGCGCATTTGCTGCGCAACTATTCCGGCACAGGGAATGCGATTTACCTCGAGGTCGATCCGCCCGGCAGGCGGATTGTATACCCGCATACGCCGTCCCAGGTTCTTGCTGCCGGGACCGTTACCAATGGGACTGGGACGCCGGCAATTACGACTACGTTTGGGTTTTCATCGGTGGCTAAAGCGGGCGCGGGCCTTTATCGTCTTACGTTCAACACCGCGAAATTCAAGCCATCGGCCGGCGCGGAATATCAAAGCCGGGTCGTGACGCAGGCGGTTGCCGGCTACACCTGGTATGTCAGTGCCGAAACGAGCACTTACGTTGAATTTCAGTTCGTGAACTTGAGCGGTGTGGCGACCGATATCGGCCAGTTTTACGTCGAGATTTACGCAAGGCCTGGTCCGTGATCCCCATCCTGGTGATGGTGATCCTGCACTCTGCGACAGGCGTCGAGATCGACGTTAACACCGCCACCATCACCAACATGCGTTCGCCGGAGCCAGGCAACAGGAATTTCACGCCCGACGTCCGGTGCCTGATTAACATGAGCGACGGCAAGTTCATCACAGTCAAGGAGACGTGCGAGGAAGTGCGGCGCGTAATGGACGCGCAGAAAAAGGCCATCAGGGAGCGGCAACCATGACGAGGCTCATCGTGCTGGGAATGCTGGCGCTGACACTCAGCGGGTGCATGATCACTGACCGCGAGGTGCTGTACTACACACGGGCGGATGTCGACGCCATCCAGGCCAGATCCGAATGCCGGATGCTGGCCCGCAACCTGGTGCAAATCGCACGCTGCGACGGGAGATAGGCCATGCTGACCTCTGTCATTACGTTTTTAATTTATCTCTGCATCTTCGCGATCGTGATCTACCTGGTGATTTACGTTCTCGGCGTCATCGGGGTGCCGATCCCGCCCAAGGTACTCCAGCTAATCTGGGTCATTGTCGCGCTAATTGCCGTCCTGTGGCTGGTGCAGATGGTGACGAGCGGCGGCTCGTTTAAACTGGGCAGTCCCTTTCGCTTCGGAGACACCCCCATTGCCTCCAGCCGAACCGTTTAATCCGCGTGTATGTAGGGGCTGCTAATGGCTGATATCGATCTCCTGCCGCCGCGCGGCGTGCCGGTGCTTGCGCTGGTGGACGGCACCGGAATCGCCACCAACGGCTCACAGACCATGCTGCAGCTCGCCCAGAGGGGCATGCGGTCGGTTTGTGCGGTGGACGCCACCGGCGTCTCTGTCAGCGGCGCCACGATGCTGCAACTCGCCCAGAGGGGCATCCAAGCCTTCTGCCCGGTGGACGAGCTGGGCGTGGCCCAGAGCGGCGCTACCGCCGACACCCTGCGCCGTGCCGGTATCCGGCCAATGGTCCTGCTCGGCGGCAACGGCCTGGCTCTGACCGGGTCGGCCACCATGCTGACGCTGGCGCAGCGGGGGCTGTCCTATTTCTGCCCGGTGGACGA